AGGCACATCGACGAGATGCAGGGGGGCAATGAATAGCACCGGCAGAGTGGTGCCAGCGTACCGGATCCAGCACATCGAGACGGGGTGCTGGTTGCTCATCGAGCGGAATTTGTCCTGGTGGTTGAGTTTCAAGGAGTATGGCAGTGCCACCAGATTCACGCCGGAGCATGCGGTGCAGGTGGCCCGGGAGTTGCATCTGCGGCGGGGCGACTACCGAATCACAGATCAAATCAACCGTTGCCACTCGTTGGGTGCGCCGTAACATGGGGGCTGGGTATTGTTGTTTGACGTATGGGGGGTGGGGCTGGGTGCCGGCGTGTGCCGGATTTCTCAGCCTCACCTTCTTTTTTGTTGCATTTCTGCATTATCTCAGATTATGTTGCGACCCCGTGGGTTTCGGTTTTTCGAGCCACGCACCCCATACAAAACACCCATGAAAAGGATCAAAATTATCTACCGGTCGTGCATGTTAGGCTTTGTTCTCGAGAATGAGGAGGTCGAGGCCGACATCGCAGGAATCAATACAGATGAGGTGTACGCCACTGAGGCTGGAATTTTCTACGTGACCATCGACGAGGATGGTCTCCGGACACTGCACGCAATTGGAATCCCGGGGGATGCCCGCTTCCCTCGCCTTGCGGTGGTCATCGAGGAGGATTTCTTGGTGTTCCCGCACTGGGAGATCCCGGTCCGTCAGTTCGCCATTGATCTCGGAATCACCACCACCACCGTCACCATCCGATGAAACCTACCATTAAAATTCGCCACGGCATCGAGTGGCTCGGTAAGGACGACTCCCAGTATCAAGACCTCGGAACCACCGAGGTGACGGTCCAGCAGCTTGGTGAGCTGATGGAAGAGCACCCGGAATTTGTTGCGGCGTTTGGGGGCATCCCAGAGTACCGCACCAAGCCCGACTTCAGTATCGTCCCAGACCGTGGGTATTGGGCCACCGGGCGGGATACCATCGAGCTTGCCCGGGGGCAGTCTCGGCGCGCAGGGCAACTGTGGCGTGCAGCCCTCAACCGTTGGAGCTTCGCTCGATGAACCTACCACCACGCCGTGCGGGGCTCACCCCAGTCGTCGAACAGATACGGGCCGGCGTGCATGAGTTCTTGTGCGCCGGGGAGGTGATCGAGTTGCCCCGGCAGATCGTGATGGATCACGCCGAGGTCGGGCCGGTCATGTTGGGGATGGCCGACCTGATTCAGTACGGCATGGCGATCTGTGCGTTTGCGGATGCCGAGGAAGTCGGGGACATGGACATGGTCCGGTCTGCGCACCAGTACATCGCCCAGCAGGATGAGCGGTTCCGGATCGCTGCGCTCTCGGTCCTCATAGATGCCTGCGACCACATCCACGAAATCAAAGAGCAGTGGGAGAAAGTGCAGGAAAACCGATCTGAATAACCCTTGAGGCTGAGTGCGTTATGAGCATTTGCGCACTCGGCCTCTTTTTTTGTTGCAGAACCCAAGCGGCCAAGGTTATTGTTTGGGCCGAATAGAAAACATTCACCCACCAAACACCATGAAAAACCTCCTTAAGTCCCTCCCGAAAGCCGCCGACCTCCGCTCCGCTGATCGCGCCCGCCGCCTCGTTGGTCGCGATCAGCGCCACGCAGCAATCCGCGAAATGATCCAGGAGGCAAAGGCTGATCCAACATTCCCTGCGTCCGCACGCCTCCATGCGGTCGGTTGTTTTGAGGGGGTAAAAACAGCCCGGAGGATGGGGCTGTAAGGCATCACCCGCAACCACATACATCAAATCATTATGTCACTACCTCAAATCCGCGAAGTTTTAGCCTCCCGCCGGTTCCGCTCGATCTACGTCGTGCGCAAGTTGCGCGACAACTGGTTGACCGACACCACCTTACCTGACGGCACTCCCGTTCGGTTTCGTATAACGACGTTCGGGAAAAACACCAAACGCTTCAAGGCGTACTGCGACGACGCTGCCAACGGGAAGCCGATCTCAACCGTCGCACTGAAGGCGGCATGCGCCACACTCCGGGGGGCAATCAAGTGAAGTACCTACTGACCAAGCGGCACCTTCCGGAAACCCCCACGACGAAGGTTGTGGTGTGGTTCTTGGACCGGCAGGACGGCAATCAGCTCACGGACATCACCAACGGATCCCGGGAGCACTGCCTGCAGGTTCTGGCAGACCTGCGGGCGACTGAGCCGGCGCAGGACATCCCGACCGATTACTTGGCCGAGATCGGTGCCCGGGGCCGAGCTGCCAACAGCCAAGCGCAGGCTCAAGCCTCGGCTATCAACGGCAAGCGTGGTGGCCGGCCCATAAACCCCAACAGCAAACGGCAGCAGAAGCTCCATGGAGGCATCAAGTGAGCGGATTTGAGTCGATCAAGGTGAGCGGGGTGCGGAAACGTGAGGCCTTCGCCCGAAAGGTTGAGCGTATTGCCATGCGGTTTTCTGCGGAGTATTCCGGGCGTCCCTGCAACAGGTTTTACATATTCAACGGGGGGAATGAACCTGCCACCTGCGGCACCTCAAAAGCCCTGCGGGCGCACATCCGCGAGTTAACCCCTGGCACCATGCTGGAGATTTCAACCAATGCCCTGGGCGGGGCATCCCTCCACTGCGAGAACCCCCCATGCTAACCGAGCGGCGGAGATAATCGAAGGCCCATGGATCCACACCGGACCATGGGCCTTTCCATGCCCGGGTCACACCCCGAGTGGGGTCATGTCTACGCAAGGCTGTGTAGACAAATGGGGCTGGTAGACGAGATGTGTAGACACGGAAGTGCTTGCGCCCCAAGTGATTGTGGAATGTCTACACATGTCTACATATAGGTCTCTACTTAGGGTTATGTATATACATATATGCAGGAGCCCCACACCCCCGTAGATGCAGCGTGGGGAGAGTTTTGGCGAAAAGATGTGTAGACTGTGTAGACATGTTGGCGCAGAGGCACTTAACCCTAAAAGATGTGTAGACAAGATGTGTAGACAACCCCCGACTTGTGTAGACAAACCCCGTTTTTACCCCGAAATGGCACTCTAGTGGCACTTCTCTGGGGGTCTCATTCCCCGAAAATGGGCTTATTTGTTGCGAATTTTCGCTCGCGGCGGCAAAATCGGAGTCAGTATGTCAAACAAGCGCATTCCGCCCAAAAAAGGGGGCAGCAGGTTGGGCAAACCCAACAAGGTTGGGGCGGGCCTCAAGACCGATTTAATGATGGCATACGAGGAGGTCGGCGGGGTGGATTACCTCAAGATGGTGGCACTCACTGACCACAAGACGTTCTGCGCCCTGCTGGGAAAAGTGCTGCCGATGCAGGTGGTGGGAGACGGATCCAATGCGCTGACCATCCAAGTGGTCACGGGGATTGATCGAACCCCCAATGATCCGGTGCTGGATGCAAAGCCTGTAGGCAAATCCCTATGCCTGGACTGATCGATCTCGGGTACAACCCCCGGCCATGGCAGGCGCGAGTCCATGCAGGGCTACGCCGATGGTCCGTCGTGGTGGTGCATCGCCGGGGCGGGAAGACCGTGATGGCTGTGATGAGTCTATTTCACGCCGCACTGGCTCAGACGAGGCCAGAATCGCGCTATGCGTACGTCGCCCCGTACCTCAAACAAGCCAAAGACGTGGCGTGGTCCTACATCAAGGGGTATGCCCACATGATCCCGGGGTGTACGGTCAACGAATCCGAGCTGTGGATTCAGCTCCCCCACAATGGCGCAAGGATCCGGGTGTATGGGGCCGACAACGCCGATGCGATGCGCGGACTCTACTTCGATGGCGTCGTGCTCGATGAAGTGGCGGATATGAAGCCGGACGTGTGGGGCTCAATCATCCGGCCAACACTCTCGGACTACAAAGGATGGGCCATGTTCATCGGCACGGCCAAGGGGGTCAACATGTTGAGCGAGAAGTATTTCGCGGCACTCGAGAACCCTGATTGGTTCCACTCATTATCAACCTGCTACGATACCGGCGTGCTCTCGAATGAGGAGATCGAGGACATGCGCAAAGGCATGAGTGTCATCCAGTTCCGGCAGGAGATGCTTTGTGATTTCAGCACCTCGGTGGAGAATCAATTGATCAGTTTCGAGGATGTGCAGACGGCATGTGGCAAGCATCTACCCCTGCCGGACTACGAGTATTCGCCCCGGATCATCGGTGTGGATGTCGCCCGGTATGGCGGCGACAGGTCCGTGATCTTCCCGCGGCAAGGCCTGGCGGCACTCGAGCCCCAGGTATTCGCCTCCATCGACAACATGAGTCTAGCCGGCAAGGTGGCCGAAACCATCAACAACTGGCAACCTGATGGCGTGTTCATTGATGCCGGGCGCGGCGAAGGTGTCATTGACCGGCTTAGGCAACTCGGGTACGCACCAACCCCGGTGGATTTCGGCGGCAAGGCGAACAAGGTGATCTACGCCAACAAGCGGGCTGAGATGTGGCATTCATTGGCCGAGTGGATCAAGTCGGGTGGCGCATTGCCAAACATCGCATCGCTCAAGATCGATCTCTGCGCCCCCACCTACAGCTACGCCAACGCTGCCGGCAAGTTTGCGCTCGAGTCCAAGGACGACATGAAGAAGCGCGGGCTACCCTCGCCGGATTTGGCGGATGCTCTCGCCTTGACGTTTGCCCAACCTGTGGCAGTCACCCGGGGACCTGGGGCAAACCTCATGGGTGGGCACGCCGGTCACTGCGTCACCGATTACGACGTGTTTGCTTGATGTGGCAATGATTGCGTCCCCACCATTGTGGACCATGTCACCTACATTTACCCTAGAGATTGCGGACCAAAATCTTCTCAGCGAGATGGCCCCGCTATTGCGGGAGCATTGGCTCGAGATTGCTCATAGCCACGACATCCCGCTTGAGCCGGACTATGCGACTTATCTTGAGCTTCAGTCACAAGGGAAACTTAAGGTCTTTGTGGCCCGTAGCGCATCCTGTGAGCTGATCGGATATGCGGTGTACTACGTCACTCACAATTTTCATTACAGCTCAAGCTTACAGGCGCAGCAAGACGTGCTCTTTGTTCGTAAGGAATGCCGTAAAGGGTCTGTGGGGACACGCTTGATCCGGTTTGCTGATGAAGCACTTAGGAAGATGGGGGTCCAAGTGGTGCTGCAGCACGTAAAGGTCGCTCACAATTTCGGACCACTGCTTGAGCGTATGGGATACGAGGCGGTGGACATCATTTATCGCAAACGACTAGACTGATTTATGGCTGTTACTGCAATGGTTATTGGAGCTGTCGCTGGGGCAGGGACGGCTGTTGCCGTCAATAAGATGAACAAGCCCAAGATCCCGGACACTCCCGAGGCACCTAAGACGTTACCCAACGGGGAGATCGATGCGCAGGCGAAGGCGCGATCAATGCGGGCTGAGAAGCAGTCCATGGGCGCATTTGGCCGTACGGACACGCTACTCACTGGGCCTGGCGGCATCGGCGTGATCAACCCGGCGCAAGATAAGGTCAAGACAGCAAACACTCTCCTCGGCCAATAGCCATGGAACACAGCAAGCGCAAACTCTGCGAGATGACCCGGGCCGCGATGCTGACCGAGCGGGCTTCCTTCGACTCTCACTGGAAGGTTCTGAGCGAACACATGCTCCCCAGGCGGGCACGGTTCACCGTCTCGGATCGCAATCGGGGCGAGGTCAAGAATCAGAAAATTATCGACTCCACAGCAGTGCTTGCCGCTCGCAACCTGCAGGCCGGCATGATGTCGGGCCTCACGTCGCCGGCACGCCCATGGTTTTCGCTCACGATTCCCGATGCCTCGATGATGGAGATTGGCAGTGTGAAGATGTGGCTCGATGAAGTCACCCGGCGCATGCGCACGATCTTCCTTAAGTCGAACCTGTACAACGCTTTGCCGATCATGTACGGGGATCAGGGCGTGTTCGGCACGTCTGCGATGGTGGTGCTCGAGGATGATCTCGACGTGATCCGGTGCCACTGCTTCCCGATTGGTTCCTATGCCATTGCCCAGAATCATCGCGGGTCCGTGGACACACTCGTCCGGGATTACGCAATGACCGTCCGGCAGCTTGTCGACAAGTTCGGTAAAGAGCAGTGCAGCCGCCGGGTGCGCGACCTCTACGA